TCTCGCTATTGCTTACTTTATCAAAGAAGCGCTGGCGAAGCAATTTCAGCCCCTTGTATTCCGGGCGATAGCGGTTTACTGGTGCACCAATTAAAGTATTGATGTCTTTCAACGTAGCAAAGTAGTTTATCATCTCGGATGAGACTGCTTGTGCCATGCTCTTTTCAAAAGCGAAGAAGTAGTCTACTGGTCTAGAATCTCTGCTGCGTACGTTCTGCTCTTCCGCATTCAGTACTGTGACCATGTCGCTAGATTGGACATTTTCCGGTAGCTGGAGCTTAGAAGATACCTGAAAGTCTTTATCAACTGCCGAGGTTGAGGATGCGGCGAATTCATAACCACCGCCAGAATACTGTTTGCTTAAAAATGGCCCGAGCCAACCGAACCTAGATGCTGCTGTTACCGCAGAACCAGATGACATATCGATAACTGTGAATTCACCAGAAGCGTTAGAGCCTGTATTCTGCGAGAACTCCCAATTAAGCGCCAAGGTGTCTGTTTTCAATACTTCTGCAGATCCAGTAGCCCGGGGATTAAACGGGTAAGCATAGAAATGAGGCTTCAAAGATCCATAGTTTGTCGTATCGTGAGCATGCCCTCGCAGAGTTTCATCCTCTAAATAATCAAACCAATACCTAGCAGAGTTAATCTTTACATCAGTCGGCTGTAATAGGGCACCGGTAAAGTTAGTACGGTGTGCGCCAATATAAACGCGCTTACTCCCTGTCACGAAGCCTGCAGGTGTGGCGGCACCAGAACGAGCATCACCACTAAGTGTGAATTCATTACGTACAACACCCGCATCAACTTGAACTCCATGAAGTTCTACCGTATAAACGCCCGTGTCGGTGCCGGCAACTTGATAAGAAAGCGGATACTTATCCGGCTTAATCCTGACTGCCAGATTCCAATGGGTATCTTGATAGGTATCTTCATATAGGTCAGATTCGAGGGACGGAACAAAGCCTCCGGCAGTTCCAGTGAGAACAAACCGAACGTTATCGGATTCTAATTCATCCCTGACGGCATAAACCTGAAAGTTTGGTGCGTCAGTTGCATCCCATGTGGTATCTGATTCAGTTTCGTTAACCCCATGGACACCAAACAGAGAGGCGCTAATTGTATTTGTGTCTGCATAATAAGAAGCATTTACTGCAGTTTTAGTGGGAAAGTCAACATCTACTTCAAAAGTCTGAGCATATCCCCCTGTTAACCTAGTATTGGCAGCAAAGTATCCCGTTGTATTGGTTGTATCGGTAGGATCTTGGAGTTGATACACTGTTGCGTTAACATTGTCACCAGTATTAAAATTAACAAATCTATCTGCGATTGCTACATTGCGGCGGTTTTCTCTTATTTCGTATTCTACATTTGAAGCATACATATTGAGCTTAATCAGCTCGTCATCAATTCCAAAACATCTAATTAAATTTCTAAAAGACTTTTCTGTTCCCTTGGTTTTATAGATATACACCAAGTTGTTATAAATGTTCTGGTATATTGTGTTCTTTATTTCTTCTAATGGTTTCTCGTACACTCGATCTTCGCTACGATCAGCTAATTTCTCTAACACATCCGCATCTATAAACAGATTAGGAGATACTAGACCAGCTGAGGATAATAATTTTTCAGCGAAGGGTAGGGGTTTGTTGCTACCGGTATTATAGGTTATATTCTTAAGTTGCGAGAGCGACTCTATCTGAAGATGTAGGGTGTCAAAATAACTTGACATTATCTGTGTCAAGTAACGCAGCTGTTCGTGCCCTTCGGCATCTTCTTCTGTGATCCAAGAGGGTAAAAGATGATACATCGAGGCATTGTTGTTCACATCGTAGTTGGAACCTGTGAGCTGCAGATTGTTCGATAAAGCCTCCACTTCCGGATGGAATGAATAAATAATAGGATCTTTAAACTCTTTAATGGCGGCACCGGAGTCTACAATGGCTGACCCTACATTACGAGAGTTGCTTGTATATCCCGTCCAAGCACCGTTTGAAACGCGACCGGAGAAATCCAATACCACTGAGTCAGTCGCCGTAACTCCAGTGATGCCCTCGTTAAACTTATAGTAGACGCCCAAATCTGTATTAACCGTCTCAGTCGTAGTAATAAATGGGGTGGGATCATCGTTGGTACCGCCGCCAATCTGTGTAAACCAAAATCGTCCAATATCGCGCGCGGTGCGTTGGGATTTCCAGTACCGAAACTCATCGAGAGAGCCGGAGAGCTTGCCCGCGGTGGCGGCGATGGCAGCTGAGCTAGTTGGAGAAGAAATCAAAGCACCCACATATGCGCGCAGGGTGCCGGTGACCTCATTAATCCCAACTGTCCCCAATGTTACAGTGTTATTCAGGGTACCATCAACATAAAAATCAGAATTTATTCCGGATGACCCCGACTTAAGAGTAAGGGCGTAATGATGCCAGTTTCCATCTGTGACCGTTTCGCTGGTAATATTGCTATCAGCAATCGATTGCATTTCAAAACCTACGGTACCAGAGAATACAGTCGCACGGAAGCAATCGGCGCCGGAGGCACCAGTTAGTTCTAGCCTAAAGCGCCCATAAGATGTTGATCCTGAGGTTTCGCCATTCCAAAGATCGAATATAACTTCTTTTTCTGTTTTCGTAAGATCAAACGCATCTTTCTTCAGCCAAAATTCTACGGAGGCTCCGTTATCCTGCAGATCAAATTTTAAATTGCTTTCACGGTTCTTGTTCGTTTCGTAAACATTAGATCCCGTAAATTGAATTGCGTAAGAGGCGCCTGTATCTGAATTGGGGTGCGGTCCGCCCTTCAGATATATGTACTCAGGAGTGGCAGGGAGACCATAGCCATCTGTAAGTGTGGAAGAACCATATCCATCAGCTGAGAAATTAATATAGCCGTTTGTGCGCGGGTAATCTTTCTCGAAGATATGAAGGTCTAAATAGGTAGAGTCATTCTCCCACTCTATCTTCTCTTTCAGGGAGCCATCATACGGATAATCCTCATAAATCCTCTTTAAGGCTTGACTATAATATTCGGCCGCGGAACCATAGCGAGCAAAATTCCCAGGTAGAGAATAATCTACTCGCGGGATGAAGCGTTCTTCGCGGATGATGTCTTGCTCATGATACCCAACCGACTCTATCTCAGAAGCTATTTCTTCTGCTGATTTGTTAGATAATGCTTGGAGCGAAGCCGCTTTATTAAAATAGTCTTTTAAGCTCATATCCTAAATATCATTCAACTCTAAATTTAAACGTTTGTGGTTGTTCTTGCCAGGTGCCTATGCTATCGTTATAATAGGATAATTTAATTTCATACATGTAGCCGCCTTGAAGCAATGACATATCAAAATCAAAATAATTTCCATCCTTATCGTAGGATAAATAGGTGCTGTAGTTAGACCCAGTTCCATATTGAACTGCTGTATGGTTATCTGTTGTTCGCACGATGGAGTAAGATGCGCTGGGGATTATATCCGTTGGGTTATTAGAGGTTGCCTTAACATAGATGGTTGGGTTCCAGTTGCGATCACGAACGAAGAATCGAAATCTCGCTTTATCGGACGTAGTATATGACTTTTTAAGGTTCTTACAACTTGTAATCCTCGTAAACGTGGGAGCAGCCTCATAAGTAGGCATCTTCTCAGGATAAGAAGATCCAGTAAAATATTGAGTACTACCGCTATGCCAAACATCATAAAGAACCTGCAAGGGAGTTGCGGCTGCTGTTATAGCCAATGAAGCCGAATAAATACCAGTACTTACATAACCACCGGTTAAGTTTAGATTACCATCATAGAGAGTTAATGCAGTTCCCGTAGGAGCAGTCGACCCAGAATACAGTGAAACCAATATTTCCCCAGTACCCACTGCAGGAATATTAACCAGACGTCCTCTAATATAATTATAGAGATAGAGGGTGTTTAAGTTATCGGCGGCAGGAGCCAATGAGCTAGAATAATAAAAGTTTTCACGGTCATCAGATACCCTAGAGTCCCAGCGTGCTTCAATAGTTGGACGTTTAAAAAAGAACTCACTCGAACGAGAAAAGAATTTCTTTATGTAATAAGAGTCGCGGGACCCCTGAGGGTTGTTTATTAAAACAGAAGTGTCTTGTCCGGTAGAGCTTGAAAAGTATCCCTCTTGGCTGGCGGTTAATCGAATTCCAAAACCGTAGTTTTTGATAACCCCTGGTGATGGTGTGGTATCAATATCGGTTATCCACTGCTCAACAATCTGGCTTACATCCAATTCTATATCTTCATACCCCTGGTCAAAGTAAATGTTGTAATTCGAAGCGGTTAAATAATCTCCGCCAATAGAAGTCCACGAAGTACTTGAATCTGACTTAATCCAGTTAGACGATCCGAGGTCTTTGTATTCATCCATATCCAGCCCAGTCCCCTCCGCCCAAGATTGGGAAATGGGGGCAACAACTAGATTAAACGACTGAGGCAACGTGAAGGGTGTCTCGGCATTGTGCATTTTAAGGTGAAACGACATACTGCCGCTGCTCGGAAGCACACCAGCAGTACGATCCGTGACGATTGATTCAATTGGGAATTTTATAAGGGCGCGGGATAACTCCTGGGTCTGCCCTATAACGGAGCCCGAAGACTGCCCATAAATGGAAAATATTGCCATCGAGTCCGCGTACCCCATATTAGAGCCTGTGCCGCGGGTGGACAAGTTGGCTTCGAATGCATTAGTTATAGTTGTGTCTGCACTAGCAGTATATCTTAAAATGGCCACTATCTTATAGATCCTTTAATATCAACATTTGGAAACTTGAGTTCAAATATAATTCTTTCATTTGCAACGATCATATTACCATCTGCGGATAAGTTTCCGTAAACATCATAATTACTATTTGAGTATAACCCTCCGGTCTTTTCTACGATTTCGACGCTATAAACATCCAAAATACCCTTAACCTTTTGAAGCTCTCGATAAATATCCGTTATTTGAATAGACTCTCCTATGTCAAACTGATTGGCGTTATAAAAGTCTACCAATTGCCTGTTGGCTCGATTAATAACGGTATATCTGCTACTATTCGCGTCGAGACTTATAATATAGTTAATCCCAAAATTAACAATTTCAGTATCTAAGATATCAACCGTATCATTAATCATTTTATATTGTGATATCCAAGTTTTAAGGTTATTTTTTAATACAGTATTGGAGGGTGTCAGTTTTCCGCTGGTATCCTTGGAGACAACGTAAAGATTCAAATTCCTCTGTGATTCTTTAAAATCTTTCACTATCTGTGCTCTGTGGACAGCGCCAAATTTACCGGGCATGCCATATATAATAGCTTGATAATCCTGAACGGTTACTGCGCGGTTCTGGGCTGCGAAGTACGACATTGTGCGTTGCTTTATTTCTTCGGAAGATGGCATCGATATATTCCCGACGAAGGGGGCTTCGTTAGTAAGTTCCAGGGAACTCTGGACACTGTTGCGGGTTGCCAAACTTAAAGTTGCTTGTTGCGAAAACTTGAAAGATGGCGATTGAGGCACGGTAATAGTTCCGATGGCAGCATTGACATCACGACCAGTATTATATCGATAGTTTATTCGTAGTTTTGTATTTGCCGGGGCTACTCCAAACTTATCCGTACTGATAAGCTTTACTGGGTCAAAGTCTAAATCACTAATATAATTTTTGCCATTTAAATCTAACATCAATTCAGATGGATCTAATACAGAATTACTCAGTAACTCTGAGTCTGATCCGTAACCGAATTGCAAGAAGGATTCATTTCCGCGTTGTTCGAGTACAAACCGCCGCGGGACAGGTACCGCTTTCAACAAGTTAGGAACAGCGGTACTGTTAGCTCCACTGTTGCGAATTGCTTTATAAATAATGTTTTGTGATAGATTCTCAACTTGATAATATTGATGACCTTCTGTATCTGTTACACTTAGAACATCTGTGATATTAATTCTTGAAAGCGGTACTTTTAAAAATCGTTGGAATTCGCCGACGGTGATCTCTTCTGTGTTGGTGCGTCCGGACATGGCTCTACCTAAAGCCCGAATAATGTATGATTGTGGGGCTCCGGTGGTGGAGTTTGCGGCTGCTACGACAACTTGATTATTGATCGAAGCAAAGTTGACATCTTCCAGAAGTGTGTAAAGTCCGCCGGCTGAAGATGCGAAATCTGAACCGGCGCGCAAAGTTGGTGCGAAATCAAGGTCAGGACCGGCGCCGGCTGACGCCACTGGAACCTTAATATAAAAAGTTAGTGTACCAAACGAGGCTGGGCTTGCCGGGAGACGGAAGCCAAACTGACGGGAGAGGTTTACTACATTGTCATACTGAATTGCTGTATCGAGGAAGCCCTCGTTTGCCTGATAGTCAACGTAAAAAGAAAGGATGTCTCCGATATAGGAAACAGTATCCAGCATTAAAGAACCAAACGATGCCTCGCTAAAGTCTTGATAGGTGTTGGGATAATATCTTTTGGCGTACGTTTCGAGATCCCGGCGGATGGAATCGAAGTCGCGGCTGGTATAGTTTATGGCTTGTTGTTTCTTAGGCATTAATATAACTCCACCAATAATTAGTTCTCAAAATCAATTTGAAGCATAGTTGTCTTGCGCAGGGGCACAATTGTAAAATGTATTAACACCGAGATGGTGCTCGGAAAAAGGTCTGGGTTGTTTTCGGGTACTTTAAAATCGATCTTATTAATCTCGATATAGTCCATATATCTTTTTGTTTGGGCTAAAATTTTATCATTTATCTCACCGTATACTGCTGGGGAGTTCATCTCAAATAAATATGTTTTTAACCCTATCCCGAAATCTGGATTCATAACACGTTCGCCTGGTGCGGTCAGCAGCAACATCTTAAAATTTTGTCTGGCTAACTCAACATAATCTGTTATGAGTCCATACGGACCGAATTCGTCACTTTCCATGAGTGGTAATCTAACTGCTATTCCTGAGGCCATCTTATTGTTTTCCCTTTATTATAACTAGCATTCGCTAGGCGGAGTTTCCTCGCTGGCATCTATGATATCGTCACCCAGTTCATCAGGTAGCTCTTTCTTAAGTAGCATCAACAGCAAATATAATAACCCTAGAGGTGTTATAGGAAGCATAAATATTCCCGGGACAGTTCCTTTAAAGTCAACCCCCTGGTAACTGATACGTGGTGTTAACTGTACATCGTCCATACCGGGAGGTCTGGGTACGCTCTCAACAGCTTCGTCTAAACCCTTTTGGAGTCCACAAAGCAACAGTTTCATGGCGCCTTCGCCGGTGATACCCGGCGCAATCCCGGGGACGGTCGAGCCTTCGGGGGCATCCGGCGCCGGATTCGGTAGTGGACCCTTAAGAGGTGTTAACACCGGAGACTTTTCGATTACCTCTCCCATTGCATAGAACGCAGTACCTGTTATAGTTTTAATCAGTTTAGAAATTGCAATGTGTGGATCTACCAATTCAGCCAGACAACGGAGGATCTCGATAGGTGTTTCAATAAGCATTCTTAAAATAAAGTCTCTTGCCGAAAGGCTTAGATTATCAAACTGTGGAGTGTCAGGACCTGGAGGAGGCAATGCGCGTTCTCGTGGGGAAGGAGTATGATTATTTTGATTGGCTATAGTATCTTTAAATATGTCAATGCAACGGAGTTTCGGCGCTAGAAAGCGACCATCTGCTTGTGGAAACTGTGAGTCAGTTAAATAGAAATTGTATAGTATAGGAATAAAAGTTATTAATTCGGAATTGAAAGCTTTCTGGAAAAAGTCCTGATATGTCGGGTCGGCTGATATAGCTGTAAACTCAGTATCTGTTATAGAAGAAGAGGTGTAAGTTTCCAATTGTTGTGTGAAGAGAGTATCCCCTGTAGAAATTGTTCCTATGGTTGTTTCTGCATCCAGTTCCTTTAATACATACCTGTGGAGGGTGCCCTCCTGCGTGCCGATATGAAAGCGATTCTTCTCTTTTAGCACTCCTCCGCCGGCGATGGTGTCATAAAACAAGCCGAGGATCGGCGAAGTCAGGGTGTCCGAGCCGATGGTGGCGCTCGGAGGCGGTGGTGCGCCGAGATTGGCCATCGTAGTAGCAATCAGTGACTGTAAATGAGCTTGTTCTGCTGAGTCATTATCATATGCCGCTCGCAATGCCGCTGCAATGTTAGTCCACTGCTGATTGGGGGGGTTAATCACCCTCTCGCTGATCATCGATGCCAGGGACCCGAGTTGGTGGACCCCCGGGTTGCGAGCGGTATATGCTAGATCAGCAAAAACCATGGTATATGCTCCAAGCCCCAGAGTGCCAAGATGGGTAGAAGTGGGATCATCATCATTTGGGAACTGAGTCTCAATCCAATTTGAGAAATGAGCTGCCCTTATGTTCGGTACTGTAACATCATTAAATGTTTGGAGCAGCTGCTCAAAGTCGCTCAATGAGCCGGCGCCGCCTCCGAGGGCGTGGGAATGTACCGCTGCTGCGGGGGATTCGTACGGTAAGTAATACACAATACGATATTTAATACGAAGATTTTCAAAACGGAGAGGACCGGACGTATCAAGTTGTTGTTCGGTTAAGAGA